ATTCAAAACGTCGTGCAACATTTGAAGCGTATCGGAGTAGACTTGGTTGCGGTCTGTTAGGTCTGTTTGGATCATATCGGCCACCAATAATTCAAGGTCGTAACTCATTACGCCGTTGTCTATGTTTGCTCCTAATATCTCACAATACAAGAACGGGTAGTTCGTTTGTCCAAGCTTGTCAATATCTACTTGGTCCAAAGGCCCGGCCGCAAAATGCTGAAGCATAAGGTGGTCGTTCGTTATTGTTTGTAGTAGGTCAGTTATTTGTATGTAGGATTTCATCTGTATTGTTGTGCGTCTGGTGACTTACCTTGTCGGTTCTTGTCTTGTTCATAAGCTAAATATGTGAAGGCCGATTCTATTTCAATTTCGGTAGCGTGTTTAATTTTTAACGGATCGCCGCCGGCTAAAGTGTGAATGATAACATACCAACCCCATTTGTCGGACATTATGTTCCCGTCTCCCCCTCCGCTAAAGAGTTGGCTAAAGCGGTTGTTAAGGTCACGCCTGTAGACAAAAAAAAATTGGTCGCTCCAAGTACGACGTCCATTTTTAAGTCGTCCCAGTGGTTCGGAAATACGTCGCCGGTATATTCTTCGATTGTGTAAAAGCTGCCCCCTTCCGTTTTTATAGGTCGGTAAAGTATGCCCATTATTTCGTTTATGTTTTCAAAGAAGCCTCCGGCACAATACGTTTCTAAGTCTGCAAACTCACCAACGGTTAACTTAGATAGGTTAGGGTGAAATCCATACCTCTTGCCTTTATGCTCTATTTTGGTTTGGAGTTCTTGGTTGTTCTGTTCCGGGTCGTTTATGCGTTGCACTATTTCGCTTATGCTTTCCAGTTCTGCAACCGTAAGCTTGGCAACTACGTCGGGCGTAAGATTGCAAAAGACAGCAACAGCTTCCGCCAACCATTCGGTGCTTCCTTCCGTGACCTTTAGGTCTGCGATAGCTTTGTATTGTTTGACCGTTATGTCGGCCATAGAGTCCGGTACTATTATTTCCATTATGATATGTAGTATTTGCCTGAGTACGGTGCGCCTATGCGGTTTATGCAAACGTACCTAACGGCGTCGACGATGTGGTTGTTTTGGTCTTTGGGTTTTGATAGCTGTGTTCCGTTGCGGTCTACCTCCCATTGGTAGTTTCTAAATTCTTTCTGGGCGTTTAGTGAGTCTGCAAGTATATATAGCTTGTGGCGTTTCATTATATCAATACCCAAGCGAATAGAGTCCGGTCCTTTCTTTGACGGCTTCACGTTATGCCCGAAGCGGTGTAGTTCTTCGATTGACTTAGGCTCGGCACTATCGCAAATTATCGGTGTACGGTCTAAGCTTAGGGCGGTTAGTTCTTTGCTTATATCGTGGTTAGTCATGCCGGTCTTGTATAGGTGTTCTTGAATATACAAAGAATAGTCCTCCAACCAAACAGACACAAGCGCGGTAGGATCATTCGTAAAGCCCCAGTCCATTCCATACGCAACAAGCTTTGCGCGTTCCGGTATTGCTTCCGCTACTTCCCATTGTGGGAATACGGCCGCTGTATTAACTCCGCGCTCGCCGAGGCCATAGATACGCCAGTAGTTCGCGTCCGTCTCTCTAAACCTCTCTATCTCGTCAATAACGGACTGCTCAAGGAAAGGGTTGTCCTTGTATGTAGTCTTGAAGAAGTCCACGTCGTCGCGTTCTAATACGTGGTCGTATATCCAGTGAAATTGGTCGGACGGGTTAAAGTCGAGCAGGGTTTTATCTGTTGTTCTAAGGATAAGCTGTCGCCAATCTTCAAGGCTTAATTCGTTGGCTTCGTTAATGTATAGAATATGACGCTTTCGGCCTCTTAGCTTTTGCGGTTGGTCCGCGCTTATAAACTCGATAAGGTTGCCAAATAGTGTGTATGTCGCTTGGCTCTTGTTGTGGTGTTCTTCTTTGTAGTGTCCACCTTGTGTGAGTATGTCGAAGAAGTCACGCATTACTGACGACCTAAGTGCGGGGAATGTCTTGCGGACTATTGTGATAACCGTGCCGGCACTTCTGTTCTTGTAGCATAGTTCGATCAGGCTCTGACAAATTGAGTACGTCTTGCCCGACCTTGTGCCGCCTTGGTGTACTTGTATCTTAGCCTTGGACTTTTTAACGTGGTAATATGTCGACGGCTGTCTATTCGTCATCGAACCATTTGAACGGCTTCGGTTCGTTTACTTCTATTTCTTGCTTTTCTACATACCCTCGGTGCTTGCCCTTGGTCTTTAGGTAGAAGATAGTGCTACTCGGTATCTTGTTTTTGATTTGCTGGTGTAGTGAACTTTCCGCAAAGTCTATCGCGCTTTCTTGTATGTCCTTGACCGCATCTTTGTATTCTTCGTCTTCTTCTAACCAACGGTAGTGTGTGCGTCTCGATATGTTGCAAGCTTTTGCCGCAGTAGATACTACCCCAAGCGATCGCTCCAAAGCTTCTAAAAATTCCTTTTTATTGTGTGCCATTTGTGCTTTTGTTGTGTCGGGGTGTGTAAACTTGCTCATATCTTAAAGGCTTGTCTTCCGGTGTACTTTTCCCAACGATTGACTACTGTGTCTATATATTCCGGACTTAGTTCTAAACCATAGCAAGAACGCCCTGTGGTTTCTGCTCCCATAAGAGTAGAACCCGAACCAAGGAACGGTTCAAGGACTATGCCCCCTACAGGACAGCTTGACTTTATACAACGTTCCATCAATTCAACCGGCTTTGGTGTTGCGTGGTCGTGTCGTTCTTCGCCGGTTACTCTATTGCATTCCCATACGTCACGCATTACGTCGTGTCCGTTGTCAAAATAACAGCGAAGCTCTGCGTTGCGTTTTCTAAACAATTCGACTCCTACCCTTTGCCATTCTTCTTTTAGTTCTTTGTGTGGCCTTGTAAAGCTTCCTGGATATGCTTGAGCTAACTTTTCGTAGTTCTTTTTGCTTATTATTGAAAACTGCGACTCACTAAACCAATGCGACCACATTTGCGTTCCTGTTATTTCTTTTAGCTTTTCCTTAGTTAGACCGGCTTTTGTTGCTTCTTCTTGTTGGTAGGTTAATAGCGATCTCCATTCTTCCGGAAAGTCGGAACTATTTATGTTGCCTATGAACTGTTCGCCAAATTGAAAGTATAGACATCGTTCGCTTGCTTCTGGGTACTGCGTCAAAAGATCCGACTTCATACCGGGTATTGCTTTTTTGTCCCATACTATTTCGTTGCGTAGTTCGTATTGCTCAAAGTCTTGGAGTCCGCCTTTATACCATAGCCTCCACAAGTCGGGTGCGTTGCCCCAAATGTAGGCACTTCCTTTGTCTATTGTAAAGGCGCGGCAAGCCTTCCACCAATCCATTTGGAAAGCGTCTAACTTTTCTCGGTATAGGTTGTCGTTCTGCACCCCGTCCTTTTGCTTTCCCATTCCGTAAGGTGGGTCGGCGTGAATGAGGTCGGCCTTTTCGCCGTCGAATAACTTCGCTAAGTTTTCCGGCTTAGTGCAATCGCCACACATTATGCGGTGGTTGCCAAGTTGCCAAATATCTCCGGGTTGTGTCTTGAGTTCGATTCCCGCTTTGTCCGGTAGTTCGTCTTTATCTGTCAGGCCCGGAGCAATGTCTACGTCGTCAGTCCAAACGTCAAGTCCCCATGCTTCAAGATCCATCGCGTCCCACTCATTAGCAAGCAAGTCCCAGTCCCAGTCGCCGTAGCTTAGGTTGTCTTTAATCATAAACTCGTCGCGCTGGGCTTTTGTCCAATCGCTAACGTCTATAACTTCAACCTCTCGATAGCCTAATTCTTTGAGTGCAAGGAGTCGCATATTACCACCCACCACATAACCGTCCGCTACCACTAAAGGGCGGACAGATAGCATTTCGGGGAATGCCTCAATCGATGACTTCAGCTTCTTGTACTTCTCCTTGTTCAGGCTTCGCGGGTTGTGAGGATCCGTCTGGAGTTGGCCTATCGGTCTTTTGCTTTTCTTGATGTTCATCTACTGAGTTTATTACAGACCTTAGCAATTCCAAGAATGGTTTGTTTGCTACGGCTAAGTCTAATATAATGTTGGGCGAGTCGTTATTGTGCGACTGTATCTTTATAAGGTTCTTGTGTCTTGAGATTAACAAGAAGTCGTCGCTTGTGTTTATGTTCTTATTTGCTTGACGGTGTGCCATTGTTCTTAAATTGAAACCAAAGTGTCTGCATTTGGTCGTCGGTTTGTAGTAGTTCGTTAAACGTGCGGCGGTGGTATATAGCCGAACTGTGATCCATTTTCAGTGCCTTGCCTATTTGTGGGAACGTCCAAAGGTTGTCGTATAGGTAGGTGCATACTATTTTGCGCATATCGGTTAGATGTCTGTGACGCTTCGCGCTCGCCAGTTCTTTCCAACAATAACCCATCGCCTTAACTCTTTTCTTGGTTATTTGCATAGCCTTCTTTTGTGTCATGGCTTTGTTAGCGTTGCCGTCTATGTCGTTTAGGTATCCCACGTTTAGGTATATGTTATTCGTTTTCACAGCTTGATTCGTAAACCTTTAATAGTTCAAGGTACATATTTTTATTGCACGACGAACAGTTTGTGCGCTTCATCTTTTTATTAAATACTTCTTGATACAATTGATAAAACTCGGTAGCGTTGTTCTTGCCTAAGTTTTTGCCTGATCTATAAGCCGGCTGTAATACGTCCTTAAAAAATGTCATCTGTTCTGGCGTCATTTGTTTGATGTCGCGATAGGGGAACATTTTGTTTAGGCGTTCGCGTCTTTTGTCGCACCCGCAATCTTCGCCAAAGAATTTCTTGACGACCTTTTCTACTCCTGTTGCCTCACTTACTTTTTGTATGGTATCTCCTAAGCCCTTGCTTTTCTTTTTCATTCTGTATATATGTTCTGACGTCGCGTATTGCTCTGTATAGTGTATTTCGACTTATTCCGGTTTCTTCTGCTAATGAGTTTAGCGAATGCTTGTCCCCGTAGTAAATAGCGAAGCAGTTCTTTTCGAACCACTCAACGTCTTGTAGTTTGTCTTCTATAAAATTAAGTAGCACCTCGTTCCATTTCTTCTGCTCTATTTCGTCTAAGCTGTGAACGTGGCGCAAATGTTCCGCCGCTTGCCTATGGCGTTCCTTTGGTTTTCTGTATTTGTAGTGGTAGCGACTTGTGGTACTTCGGTAGTTGTTTATGCAGAGCCGTATTATCCAAAACCGCATCTGATTCTTTTCTACGATATTGGCCATCTTTTCCCGGTTAGCTGTAAGCACCATAAGAATAACCTCGTGGGCTAAGTCTTCATAGTCCGGGTGGTGTCCTTTCGTTATGACTTTGGCTATATCAATAATAGCCGCATAGTTTTCGCGTATGTACTTTTGAACCACAGCCAAATTTTACAAAAGTTTCTTCACTTCTTCTTGGTAGTGTTTAATCTTTTCCAACAACCAATCGTTAGTAAGTCGCGCCGGTTGATTGCTTAGAACGACAAGTTCGTCCGCTAAATCCGTTCCAAGGTTGAGCGCGAAAAGGTACTGCTCACCCCCGCGAAAACCATTACAACGTTTACACTGGGGGCGTACATTATCCTCGTGCCACCGCGTTGCGTACTTTCCACGAGACTGAAAGTGTCCTGCGTCCACCTCCTTCCAGTGCTTAGTCATTCCGCAAGTGAAGCAAGAAACGTAGCCGGCGTGGTCTGCGTCCTTCATTCGGACGTATTGACTGAATACTTTGTCCAGCTTTTTAACAAGTGTAGATCGCTTTACAGGCATAAGAATAAAATACCAAGCAAGGCGATAACCATTTCGTTAACTCTAAGGCCCGCGCTTATATAATACTCAACACCTACGTCAACAAACGCAAGTACAACCATCGCAATTACAAGACCTTCCATGCCATAATATATACGAAAGGCTTCTACGTTTGCAAATGGTGTGCATAACTATCCCTCTGAGTTTGGGTGTTCGATAAACTTCCACCTCCCTTTGTCGTCGTAGTCAGGTTCAGGTAAATCTAAGTCAGCGAGGAGTCTTTTCATTATGTCCTTTTGTTCTGGTGTTAAAGGCTCGCCTTCAGGTTTGTTTTTTAGGTGCTTCCATTGTGCTTCCCTTCGCTCTGCTCTTTCGCCTTCGTATATCTGAAAAGCCTCGACAAGTTCCGGAAGCATTAAGCGTTCGTACTTGTTGCCATATTTACCGGCCTTAAAATTGGTCATGATGCACCGCCATTCTTCTATTTTCATAGCTGGAAATTCCTCTATCAAATGGTCGACAGCTTCAATAACATGCTCAGTTTCTCTAATCGTTTTGTTGTAATTTAGATAATCAAGGGTTGACTTGAGCAACGCAGTCAGTGCGGCGTGTGTTTGTCGCGGGCAATACTTGAATGCGGCCCGAACATTTGTTCCGTTATGCCACGCATCCGCTGGTGTGATCTTAGAGCGACTCGATATAAGCGCGATACTTTTCAGTGTCGAAGCCGTTACCTGTTGCTGTCTTATTTTTAATTGGGTGGAATCCCTTCCAAGTTCCGGCGATAGCTTCTTCGATGTGTTGGATTGCTGTGTGTTCTTCATTTTGTGCGAGGTTAGCAAGCTTCTTTAGTTCGGCTTGTTCTGAGTATTGGTTCTTGTACTTAAAATTAAACTGCTGACGCTTATAGTCCTTCCAAATATTCCAAATATTTTTGAACTTTTCCGAGTCGAACGGATATATAATGGTAGTAGTATGATTAGTACTTTGGTAGTTATCTGGTATAGGTGCGACAGTTTCGGTACTTGCATTAGTCAATTTTGACAAATGGATGCTACCACTATTGTCATTTGCATTTGACAAAGTAAACCACTTAGTTCGATCGTACTTCTTGTCGTTGTAGTTGCCGGATTCTATTACGCCTTGTTCTTCAAGTTTAGAAAGCAAGCGTCCGACCTTACGAGCCGACCAGAAAGGGAATAACTGCGACAAAGCCGACTGCGTGTTGTACGTCCAGTATTTACCGTCACAATAGTTTCGGTCGTTAGCTTCGTTTTTAGCTACCCAATAGCGGATGTGGTGAAGCAATACTGCTCCATCCACTCCGTATTGTTCAGCGTCTATTCGTGAGAATGTAAAGTAGTCAATCATTCCGACAAAATACGCTCGTGGTGCATAACCTCCCAAACAATTTGTGATGCGGTTACGTTTTTGTCTTTAACAATTTCCGGTGCATACTTTAATATGCCACGCGGGTTTCGTTTAATCCAACCGTTAATAGTTGCGGTTGTTATTCCCAGTTCTCGCGCCATTCGGGTTTGTGTTCCGTAATGTTTGCCTATGAACTCTTTGAAGTCTGAGCGTTGTTTTTTCATTAGAACGGGTTTGTTATTTCCATTTCAGGCACTTCAACATTAGCGGCTTCTAAATCAAGCGCATACTTCTTGAGTTGCTTTGCAAGGTTTACCGCATTTCTTAGGCTTACTTTATCGGGTGATGCTTGGTTCATTTCCCACTCCATAGCACGACCGATAGCCCACTCGTTTAGAATTATGTCTTGACGATCTTGAAAGCGCGAAACCGAAGTGCCGGTGCTTGTTGGGTTGCTTCCATAGTCCGGGCGGTTTAGCTTTAGCTTCTTTCCGAACTTTCCCTCGGTTACTGTGTACGCAACTTCGTCGCCTAAGTTCCAACGGTCAGCGGACTTCGCTGACACTTCGCCAACAGTTCCGTCTTCCAATTCAACTTCTGAGGTGTACATAGTTGAACCATCGAACTTACTAACGTAAGTGCCACTCGCTTGGGTGGTCTTTATTTTACTTGTCTGCATATTTTAATAGTTAAAAGGTTTACAATTTACTTCATATTTATTTACGGCTTTTCCAACCTTCATACCCATCACGCGCGAAAGGTAGTCTTTCTTTTCCGCCTTGTTCTTCCACACTTCTTTGTCGCGTTCAGTACATAAGAGGTCGTCGGCGTCTTCTTTACATAGTGCAAACCTAAGCTTCAAATAATATATAGCCTCCGGACTACCCCAGTATGTTATGTTTTTTATCTTTTTACCTTTGGTTTTTTCGGCCTTGCATATATAACCAATAGCCGAACTAATTCCGGCAAAGCCTATGTAGTTACCGTCCACTTGTAGCGTGACAAGCTTTTCGTATGTCTTGTTTAATTCTACGTCAGTAAGACCGGGTGCAGTTAAAGCACACCCACCAACGTCAAGACCTTCGCCTTTTACACCCATAATGGTGTAACCGTATTCGTTTGATATGTCTACTAAGATTTCGCTCATTTTTTCTTTGTTCTTGCGTTTATAATTGATTGCTTGAAGTCTTCAATAACACGCCTTTCTTTTGCGTGTACGACTTGTTGTGTGATCCACTGTCTCCATTCTTTGAAGTCGTGAATAGGTTCGTCGGGATATGATGTTTTCATTTTTCTTCGTATAAAAATTCACAATGTTCTAAACATTTGGGGCATATACCAAGTTCAGTATAAAATGTTTCTGCCCAACAACAATTAGAGTAAGGATTCATTTTGAGTGTGGGTTGTCAGCTTTCGCGTCGCGAGCTGTGTAGTATGCGTCCAACTTTGTTTGTTCTTCTTGGAGTCGTCTTTCGTGGTATTGCACGTTTTCTTGCGCTTCCTTAATTAGGTCGTCGAGTGTCATTTTGTTTATTGATTTGTTATTATAAAGTATGCGGTGTTTGATCGTATTCTTCTCTTAGCTTGTTTATTTTTAATTCAACTAAGTAAGCCTCTGTTCTTAACCCACGCTCAAAGAGATCGTAGTAAAGATCTTCTAAGTAAAAAAGGCGGTCTTGCTTTGTCATTTGTTCTTTTGATTTGTTTAACATGGTGCTAATATATGACTAAACTTTCATTAAACCTAAAAAAAAGTTTATTTTTATCTAAAGTTTATTTATGTTATATTTGCAACATGATAACAAACGACCCCTCTTCGCCTTTGGCTAAGTTCATTACTTGCCTAATTCTTGTACTGGCGATCTTAATGTCCATACACTTATTTAGATGATAACGAATTTTGAAAACGAAACCCACGAACTAAACGACTACGAGCGCAACACCTTGTTGCCTTTGCTTGTTAAAGGTTTAAGAACTAAGGTGGGAAAAGAAAACGCTGTAACCAATAAGCAAATATGCAAGGCGTTGAAGGAACAGGGATACAAGATAAACGACGCGCGTGTTCGTAAGCTTGTGCAGTACATACGAGTCAACCACATCGTTAACTTGGTTATTGCAACGTCTAAAGGTTACTACTTAGCTACAACAAAAGACGAAGTAGAAAAGTATATAAAGTCTTTGACTGAAAGACTAAACGCCATAGAAGAAACAAAAACAGCAATCATTAAACAATTACAAAATGAAAATTCTTGAGCTATTTGCCGGATCTTGCTCTTTTAGCAACGTAGCAAAAAAACGAGGACACGAAGTTTTTACTTCTGACTACACCGACTTTGAAGGCGTTAATTATGTCTGTGATATTTTAGACTTTGACATTGACAAAGTGCCGTTCAAACCTGACGTGATTTGGGCTTCTCCACCGTGTACTACATTTTCAATTGCTTCGTGTGGGCATCATTGGACTAAAGAAAAACAACCGAAGACAGACGCTTGCTTAAAGGGTATACAGTATATACATAAAACTTTAGGAATAATCGAACAACTAAACCCTCGTTTCTTTTTTATAGAAAACCCTCGTGGCTTATTGAGAAAGATGGATTTTATGCAAATGCTTGAATGTGATGGCAACTTCAGAAGAACTATTACCTATTGCCAATACGGGGACAAACGTATGAAGCCAACTGATATTTGGACTAATGCCGTCCTTGATATTTGGAATCCAAGACCTATGTGTAAAAATGGAATGCCGTGTCACGAAGCCGCACCTCGTGGTTCAAGAACTGGCACACAAGGCTTAAAAAACAATCACGAACGAAGTAAGGTTCCCAATGAGTTATGCCTTGAAATAATTAAATCAGTTGAATCAGTTGTTGAAGAAGAAAACCTTCGTATATTTACACAGGCACATTGATTTGTTTATGCCTGAAGTAAGTGTCTGACATAGCACTTATGAAGCCTCGCTCCTTTTTCATTTTTGGTGCGGGGTTTCTTCTTGCCTAATAGTTCGATTCCCGGAAGGGTACAAAGCGGAACAGTTCTCGAACTTTATAAGACCACGCCGGCCTTCGGTTTAGGTCTACCCAAGGGCATCATTACGTTAATGGCTGTATGGCCCCCCAAAACGACTCCACACCCTATTGCTTGCCTCTTGAAGTTCTTAGCATACGCGGCGGCATAACTGGAAGCGTCCACGCCACAACCAGTTTGCATAGCAAAGATGCGGTACTTCCTTCCAACAAGATTCTCAACATAGGCCTGTGTATGTATATGTCCGCCAACACTTGACATGAGGTCGTTCTTCGCACGGGTTCGCGCCGTCCCACCTTCGCCGTGTGTGTATTGTACGTCGTCATATACTACACGCTCGCACCAATTCCAGTCAGTACCCAGCACTTCGTTGTAAGACTTTATCCAGCGGGCTGGAATGTTTGAATCAAATGCGCGCCTCATGATTAGACGATCATGATTGCCGATGAGTACATCAATTTTCTTATCACATATCTTCTTGAAAGCGTCACGGTATCTTGTAAGTCTTTTGATAGCCCTATCAAGTTCTTCACCACCACCGAAGCCGTCAGGATCGGTCGGGTGAAATGAGGCATAATGATTATCGATGCAGTCACCAATTGCGATAATTTGATTACAATTCCACTTTTCGTAAGTGTCAACTACGAACTTCAGATATCCGTCTAAATCAAAAGGGCAGTGCAAATCCCCGACCACAAGTATGCGCCTCTCTTTTTTAGTGAGGTGCTGGAACGCTTTTAGCTTCTTTCCTTTTAGTCGTGGCCTATGGTCGCTCAAAGAAAGAAAGGCATAGTGGAACAATACCTACCACACATAACACCACCCCGTTCCATTCTATTTCCCCGTTCATGGATGTCAGTGCATAGGTTACAATTACGCCCCCAATGGTGCGCTTCGCTGACCACTTACGAAGTCCGCCTTTGTCGCGGAATATTTCGCTGATGTCAAGCTTTGATAGCAAGCCTATTATTTGTTTTTGCATTCTTCTTTGCAGTCTTTAGCGCAAGTGTTTTTGCCTAATACAATAGCGTTGAATACTCGCTTTATGATGTCAAGTATTTCGTCGTCTTTCTTAGTAGCTGTTAGAGCCGTCCAAGAACTACCAAGCGTGATAAGGGCAAGCAATAACTCAACCCAATTGTTTTGAATAAATTCCATATTTTATCTGTTTACTAAGTCGCCGAACTTGTCCCGCATATTAAAGCCGGGACAGTCTTTGCCTTTATTATAGTCGTTATGTCCGCGCACCTTTAGTTCGCCAAAGCAAACCTCAAGGAACTTAACAAGGTCGCGAAATGCCACCTCTTGTTCTTTTGTCATTGTGTCCTTAGATACAAGCGTCGTTTTAGACTTTGGCTTTTCTTTATCTAAAGACTTTTTAGTCTTCTTTACTACACCACCGCAATAAGCTACGCCAATACTTCCGTAGTTGTTACCCCAAGTATGCGCTCCTACTTTGTCAAGTAGTCGGCCGCGTTCAACAGTACCGTCTTGGTGTATTAGAAAGTGGTAGCCTATGTCGTCCCAGCCGTTGCCTTTAACGTGCCAGTTGCGTACCTCTTGCACTGTTAGTTTACGATCTGCGGGCGTAGCCGTGCAGTGTAGTATTACTTCTTTAATTTCCCTCATTTGATACCTTTTTCTGCGAGTAGTATTTTGATGTCTTGCATACCAGTGCAAAGTTCTTTTAGCAATTCTTTCACTTCGTTTTCGTGTTTTTCTAACGAAATTACTCGTGCCGTCAACACAGTGTAGTCACGTTGAAATTTGAAGATAGTACCAAGCAAGCCTCCCGCAAGTCCTAAAAGTTCGTATTGTGTAAAGTCCATTACGCGTCTGGGTTTTTAGTGTGGTGAAACTCTATAAAGTCGTGAACAATATCGTACAAGCGTCTAAGCTTTAAATCAAGTGATGCAATTGATGCCTTTCCGCTTGGCTTATCGTTTAGAATGTCGTCGTGAGCGTTGTCTTTAGAATCGTAGTTTATTTCTCGTGCCATTATGTAGTAAACATTTGTACGTTAGTAGGAAAGTATTGAGTCGATGTAACCGTGCCGTCGTATACGGTGCAACCAAAAACAAGATCGCCAGCCGCTAACGCAACGCCATTAGTTGAAGTTATTACCATAGGTTTAAGATTTTGTGACGAAGCTGGTACGGTTAGTTTTGTACTTGCAACAAGTGTCGCCGTTAATGAACCTGTGTCACCTGTTCCGTTTGTTAATGCTAATGCTGTTGCTATGTCGCACTTATACATAAAGTATCGCATCACAACTCCGGCAACTTCAGCAGACGAATCAAACTCTTGACACACATAAACCCCCGCGGTTCCGGCAAGAGGAGCCCTAAAGAGCCCATTTGTTATGTCGTCTAAATCAACAGTAATTTGTGTAGAACCGGGCGTTCCTAAATCGCCGCCTGTGGTTAATGGATTAGCCATAAAAGAAGTCCATAAATAATAACTAAAACCCAATGAGCCACCCCACACTGTAGCCTGTGCGCCTGCGTCTGTCGAAGTAGTTATTGACACTCTTGCACCACCGGCGGCAATAGAGCAAGCTGTGGATGTGCCGCCACCTCCAATGTTGGCGTAGGTTACTTTTTTACTTGTACCCGCCGCGCCTCCAGAAGTGTCTGAAGTGTCTACAATATATAAAACGTCGTCACTCGCTGGTGTTGCTCCCAGTGCCGCTAAGTCTGTTACTTTCT